TAGTCGGGAGCGTTCACCTCCTTCCCTTTGTAGCGCTATGCTATGACAGCAGAATATGCGAGAAGGCGCTGACCATCGGATGGCCTTGGTGGGGCTTTGCCCTTGTGCGTGTGAATGAGATGCACCTATGAGACACATCAATCAGTTAGACCTTTTCTCTGGGATAGGAGGCTTTCACCTTGGCTTTGAGAAAGCAGGGTACAAGGTGACCTCCTACTTCTCGGAGGTAGACAAGCACGCCATCGCGGTGTACAAGCATCAATTTAAAGACTCAACCTATGTCGGATCAGTTACAGATGTTCGAGGAGCAGACCTCCCAAGCATCGACCTTATCACTTTTGGAAGTCCTTGCCAAGATTTCTCATTGGCAGGAAAACGAGCTGGGATGGAAGGACAAAGAAGTTCTCTTATCCTCGAAGCAATTAGGCTCATTCACGAGTGCAGACCTCGTGTATTTGTCTGGGAAAATGTTAAGGGAACTTTCTCCTCAAACTCTGGCGCAGACTTTTGGGCAATTATCCAAGCCTTTGCCAACATTGGGGGCTATCGACTTGAATGGCAACTGCTTAATACAAGTTGGGTACTACCCCAAAATCGCGAGCGGATATACCTTGTCGGATATTCTACAGCCCCCGAGCGAGATTGGCGAGGAGTATTTCCTGTCGGAGAAGACGGTGGAGCGACTGATGAGCTACCGAGACACAACCCAAGAGCCAATACTATCACCACACGATACACAGGAAACGCCAACGGCTCGTTAATTGGTGAACATCAACAGCCTGCACAAGCTTTGAGAATCAAGACCGCCAACCAACAAGGCTACCAAGAAGCCGAGGCAGGAGATGCCGTGCGCCTATACCAACCCGAAAGCGAAACGCAGCGCGGAAGAGTTGGCAAAGGGATCGCCCACACTTTAGAGACAACAGGACAGCAGGGAGTTGTTCAACCCAATTACAACTACGAGGCAGCCAATGAGATAGTCAGAAGCAATGAACTCAAGCGAGGCGAGGTCAAGGCTTTGGACTTCTACAACAAGAGCACGAGCGACAACTCTCCGACTCTTAGAGAGCCACATCACAACAGCACAGGCCTTTTCGATGGCTATGGCATACGAAGACTCACGCCCATTGAATGCGAACGCCTTCAAGGATTCCCAGATGACCACACCTCCTATGGCAATTATGATGGAGAGGTCAAGCCCATGAGCAACACACAACGCTACAAGCAATGCGGCAATGCCGTGACGGTGGACATCGTGTCCCTTGTGGCTGAACGATTAAAGCCGATATTCGATGCCTAACCTACCCAAAGGAAAGCGACCGCCTTGGATTCCCAAGCGCAAACACGATGGAAACAAAGGGCCAGACGCTGCCTTCTATAACTCGTACCAATGGCGCAAGCTTCGCAAGATGGTGCTCTCTGCCGATCCCTTGTGCATTGAGTGTAATGAGGTAGCCAATGTAGTTGACCACATCATTCCTATCAGACAGGGAGGTGACCGATACTTATTGAGCAACCTGCAACCCATGTGCACGAGATGTCACAACCGAAAGCGAGCAAATGAATCAAGGGAGGGGGGAGTCTAAACCTCTGAGCCTTGCGGAGATACATCGCCGCCTCAGCCCCGCGAACGCTTTGGCGAGTTGCCGAGGGTGAATGTATCAAATGAGACTAACTGAAAACGACTAAAACAAAGACCATGAGTGGCCCACCAAGAAAACCCCAAGCGCTAAAGAAAGCGGCAGGCACATACCGAGAAGACAGGCATGGCGGTGGCCTTGAGCTGCCAGCACAAAAACCGAAAACGCCAGACCATCTCGATGCTATCAGCCGCGAGACATTTGACCGTCTAGCCAACAGACTTGAGAAGCTTGGTGTCATCAGCGACCTTGATGAGATGAGTCTCGAGATGTTGGCAGAGGCGTGGGAAGACTACAAGGCCGCGCGTTCCATCATTAAGAAACTAGGCCCGACCTATGAGAGCGAGACAGCCACGGGAACGATCCGAAGACCGAACCCAGAGATTGCCATTATGCAGGAGGCTTGGAATCGCGTGTACAAACTCATTCAACACTTCGGACTCACGCCAAGCAGCAGAGCAAGAGTTGGCAAGAGCGAAGAGATTGAGGACATTGATGACCTACTAGCATGAAAACAATGAACAGCCTCAGCGGAGGCAAAACATCGAGCTACATCGCGGCACACTATCCTGCTGACTATGATGTCTTTTCACTTGTCCGAATTGAAGACCAGAACTGCCGATTCAAAGACGAGAAGATTCGCAAAGAAATCGAAGACCGCATTCAAGCGCCATTCATCGGAACAGCGGAGGATGACACCATTATCTACACGATGCTCGACCTAGAGCAGTTCATTGGTCGACCAATCACTTGGGTCACAGGCAGGACATTCGATGACATAACGACTCGAAAAGACAAGGTCTATCTTCCAAATAAGGTACAACGATTCTGCACCGTAGAGATGAAAATACAGCCCATCTTCTATTGGTGGGCAGAGAATGTAGGCGAGCCTGTAGAGACACGGATCGGCTTCAGAGCGAATGAAAAGCGCAGAGCAAAGAACATGCTTGAGCGATGCAATGAAGATGGACTGAGTGTGTTCAAGGCTACATTTGAAAAGCGCAAGGATGGTCGAAACAAGTGGGAGGATGTGCCATATCAAAAACCAGCCTTTCCTTTAATTGATGACAACATCTTCAAGGACAAGATTGAGGAGTTCTGGCGCGATAAGCCTGTGCGCTTTGCATGGATGAACAACTGCGTCGGATGCTTTCACAAGACTCCAATGCTATTGAAGAAGATGTGGGAGAAGCACCCAGACAAGCTTGAATGGTTTGCACGCAGAGAGCGTGAAAGTATAAACAATGCCACATGGCGAAGTGATGTGACCTATGACAAAATCAAGGAATGGAACTCTCAGTTTGAGTTGTTCGATGATGACTTCAATGAGTGTGACTCTGGATATTGTGGGATATGAATAGTGAACGCGTCATCAAATTCATTGAGACCTTCTGCACCCATGTCAAGGGTGAGTGGGCACGCAAGCCATTCATACTTGACGATTGGCAGAAGACTGACATCATTGATCCACTATACGGCACCCTCAATGACTTTGGTCTGAGGCAGTATCGCACAGCCTACATTCAAATCCCTCGCAAGAACGGCAAGAGCAACCTCATCGCAGCACTTGGCTTGTACCACCTCTTCGCAGACAAAGAGCCTGGAGCCGAGGTAATCGTTGCGGCAGGCGATAGGTCTCAAGCGGGAATCATCCACGAGATACAGAAGCAGATGGTGATGAACTCACCCATCTTGTCAAAGAAGTGCAAGGTCTACCGCAACAGCATCGTGCTCAACGATGACTCTTCCTTCATTCAAGCCATCAGCGCGGATGCCAACACGAAGCACGGATACTCCATCTCTTGCTGCTTGTTCGATGAGGTACACACTCAACCGAACCGAGAGCTCTGGGATGTTCTAACCACCGCGACAGGCGCACGCCGCCAACCACTCACCCTTGCCATCACAACGGCAGGACACGACAAGCAGAGCATCTGCTATGAGCTCTACGACTATGCACGCAAGGTCAAGGAGGGCATCATCGATGACGCAAGTTTCTTGCCTGTGCTATATGAGACCGAAGACGGTGATGACATCCACAATGAGCAGACTTGGCGCAAGGTGAATCCAGGGCTCGGCACATCGCTGAAGTTTGAGTACATCCAACAGCAAAGCGAGAAGGCCAAGCAGCTCATCACCTATGAGAACACCTTCAGACGCTTGCACCTCAACCAATGGACTAGCTCAGAGGAGAAGTGGGTCAGCGATGAGGACTTCACGAGCGGATGCACCGACTTCAACCCAGAGGACTTTCATGGCATGGAAGCGTGGGGAGGTCTTGACCTCGCAGCCACCGAGGATATCACAGCCTTCGTGCTCATCATCCCAGATGGCGATGGCTTCAAGGTAATCCTCAAGGCTTGGGTCACAGAAGCGGCGGTCATTCGCCGAAGAGGTCGCACAGGGGCCGACTACGATGCCTTTGTTCGCAAGGGGTTGCTCACGGTGACAGACGGCAACTCAACTGACTACCGCATCCTCAGACGCGACATTCTAGAGATGTGTGAGGAGTACAATGTCAAAGGCATTGCTTTTGACCGATGGAACTCAAGCACGCTGATCCCCGACCTCGTGGACGATGGCCTTGAGTGCTATCCATTTGGACAAGGCTTTGCCTCGATGAGTGCACCTGTCAAGAATCTCGAGATTCTCATTCGAAGCGGCAACTTGGATCACGGAGGCAATGAACTCCTCAGATGGATGTGTAGCAACATTCAAATCAAG